GATGTACCTGCACAAAGTATACAAACTGGTAATGCAGGTGTCTTTAATCCTGATGATGTAATAGATTTAAAACAAGAAAACAAATATGGACCTACGAATGAAGCGTACAGGTTACTTAGTGTAACTGAATTGTCAGGTTCAAGCACTCTTATAGGAGATATAACTGGATATGGACAGTATCAAATTTTTGTACAAGGTGTTACTTTTAGTGAAGATGCTATTTTACAATTAAGATTTTCAGAAGATAATGGTGCAACTTTAAAATCAGGTGGTTCTGATTATGATTGGAGAGAAAGAGAATTGAATGACCAAGGAACTCTCGCAAATATAAATGATACAGCAGATTCTGAAATACAACTTGGCACTAGCAGTGAGGCTACTAAACCTCTTGATGTACATATAGAACTTCATCATGCTGATACATCAGAAACATTACCTGGTGTTTTATTTCAAACTGTTAAGACAGATGCTGCAGGAACATTTATAGACCACAGCTTTGGAATGGGTTTTTACAATGAAAGTAATGTTGTCAATGGAATTGGTTTTGTGCCAAGTGCAGGAACATTTTCAGGTGGTAGAGTTAGTATATATGGAGTTAATTTAAAATGAAATTAGTAAAAGTTGGTGGTTCTGTTATAGAAGCAGATGTTTCAACAGTCACATTAGATAATGTATTTACTACAGACTATGATGACTATGTAATTTATTGTACACAGTTTGGTGGCACTGGTTCATCAATAAACATGCGACTTCTTGATTCATCAGGTAATGAACAAAGTGATAGTAAATATGATTTTCACCAAATTTATTTTGGTTCAGACTCAATAAATTATCAAAGAAGTAATAATCAAAATAGAGTATATGATTTCTTTTGGAAAGCTGATAATTCATCATACAAAGCGTATATATTTAGTCCAATGGTGGCAACACAAACAAGAGCTATTTCTGAAGGTATTACTGAAGGTGCTACTGCTGTAATGATAGGAGTAACATATACAGATAATACAGAACAACATAGAGGTATAAAGTTTTATCAACAAGGTGCTAGTGATGCTTTTGATGAAGGGGCTATAATTGTGTATGGTATAAAACAATGAGTATGAATTTAATATCAACAACTGCTATGCCAACAGGTGCATCCACTTTAACAGTAACTGGTCTTACTTCAGATTATAATTTATATCGTTTAGTTTTTGGAGATATCGGTGTAGCTACTGATGCAAATAATAATTTATTTATGACATTTACAGTTGGTGGTACAGAAGATACTGATGGTGCAGATTATTCAAGTATATGGATTAGAGGTACACAAGGTTTTGATGAATCAGATTTCCATGATGATGATGGTAGTAGTGGTGTAGGTATTAAATTAAATCAAGAATCATTAGGTGGAACTTCAGGTGCACAAGGTAATAGGTGGGCAGGTATAGTTGATATTTATGGTTCACAAGAATCTAGGTTTACTCAAACATTACAAAGAAGTACAATGGGTTCAGGCACTGATTCAGGAGATAGCAACAGTGGTCACAATACTACTGGTTGTGGTTCTTATAAACAAACTTCAATAGTTGATGGATTTAAATTAACTGCAACAAATGGTGAAAACTTTGCATCAGGAAAAGTTTCAATTTATGGTATTACTTAAAATAGTATGTTAATATAGGAGATAATATGGCAATAAAAACATTAGAACAATTTACTGCAGAAGCACAGACAGAAATAGATGCAAAGAAAACTGCTAATGGTGGTGCAGGTATGAACGCATCTGTTAATGGTATAGTTAGAGAGTTTACAGATGCAGAGTATGCACAAGCTGTAACTGATTTAGCTGCTTTTAAATTAGATTCACAAGATAACGATTACGCAAGAGCAAGACAAACTTCTTATCCTGAATTAGGAGAACAACTTGATATGTTATATCATGACATGGCTGCTGATAAAGGCGATAAGACAGGCGACTGGTTTGCTGCTGTAAAAAAAGTTAAAGACGATAATCCTAAACCTTCTTAAATCTATGATATAATCCTTTGATGGATTATTTAGTCGGTTTCATATTTGGATATATTGTAAAAGAAATATATAAATTATTAAAATACTTAAGCACATCCGAAACAATTATATTAGATAATAACTTTGATGAAGAATGGGATTGGATTACCAAGCCAGAGGACCTACCATAAATGACAAACAACAATGGCTATACTCAAAAGGAATTACTCAATATGGTTATTGAACGACTCGATAGATTAGAAGAAAAACTTGACGCTAAGTTAGATAAAGCAGAGTTTTATAAAGTATTAACGCTACTCGTAGCACTAGGTGGAGTTGTCGCAGCGATTGTAATGTAATGCTAAGAATACTCTTAGCTATTTTCTTAGCTGTACCGTTACCTGTATTAGGTAATGAAACAGATACAACTACTACAACTACTACTACGACTACAACAATTCCAGAAGGAGAAGTAGAAGAAGTAGAAACCTTTGATGGTCCACCTCCAACAACTACTACTACAACTATTCCTGAAGAAAATACAACTACTACAACTACAACAACTACTGTTCCTGAAACTTATGAACAAGCAACTGATATGGTTATTCCTCAAGATGAATTAGATATACAAGGTAACGAAGTAGAAAATAATATTGATTACAACAATACATGGTCTGGTCAATATGGTTGCACCGACTATTGTATAAACATTGAGTATCAACAACATAATGGAGATTCTGGGTCTTATGAATTTGATTTACCAGAGACAACAACTGTTGATGAAGAAGAACTTGAAATAGAAATCTATGAAGTTGGATTTACTATTGGAGCTTTAAACAATCAAGCTGAAGTAACTTATACACATACTGATGAAACAACTCAAACAAATAATATTGATGCTCAACAATTTGTATCAGCTCAAACAATGTATGAAGTTATTGTTTATAACATAAGAACAACTCTAGATACTTTTATAGATAAGTTTACTTTGACATTAAATGATTGGACTTTAGTAGATGATATATCTTTTAAATACATACAGCCAACAACTACTACAACAACTACAACAACATTACCTCCACCTCCTGAACCTGAGCCTGAGCCAGAGATATACATACCACCTCCTCCACCTGAGCCTGAAGTATTTGTTATTGTTATGGATGATGGTACAGAGTCTGAATATGAAGAACATGAAATAGAAGATGGTACTGTTGAACGAGATAATGAACGTCAAAAGAATTTAGATTTATATGGTGTAGAATTAACTGATGAACAAGTTGAACGTGGAGATTTAGAATTATATGACATCGAAATTATTGAAGAAGACCTGGAAGAAATCGGAGACGAGTTTTATGATGATGATTTTATATATGATGATTTGGAAGACGAGTATGAAGATGAAGAGTTTGTTGAACTTACTGAAGAAGAAGTATTTGAACTTGAAAAACAAATGGAACTTGAAGTTGAGTTACTTGAACGTGAAGAAGAATTTGAAATATATGAGTTTGAAACTAAAGAAGAAGCAGAAGAATTTCTTGAAGCAATACTTGAAGTTGAAGAGTACTTAGAAGAATTAGAAGAAATAGAAATTATAGAAGTTGAAATATTAGATATACCTGAAGATATAATTATAGTTATAGAAGAAGAAGTAGAGGAAATAGAAGATGAGCTGGTCGAAGAGATATTTAGAGATGACACCGATACAGAAGATGAAATTCAAACAGAGGAGATTTTGGATGAGTCAATACAGGAAGATATTGAGGAAGAAGTTGTAGAAGTCTTTAACTTTTTTAAAGAAGAAGAAGTTATTGAACTAACTGAAGAAGAGTTAGAAGAAGAAGTTGCTGAGATAGAAGAGATTATTGTCTTAGATATTCCTGAAGTAACTGAAGAAGAAATAGAAGAATATACAGAAGAGGAGCTAGAAGAATATGAAGAAGTTAAAGAAGCCATTATACAAGAGTATGTACAAGAACTTGAAACCGAAGAAGTTATCGAGGTCATAGAAGAAGTTAATGACATAGGTGTACAAAACCTAGAGCAAGTTTCTGTAGAAGTACAAGAGATAGTTCAGGCTGTAGTGGAGGAGGCTATAGATGATATTGAAATACTTACTGAAGAGCAAGTTGAGGTTGTCGCTGAAGTATTACAAGTACAAGCTGAAGACGTTGAGATTATTGCTGAAGCAGTACAAGAAGATGAAGTAGTAGCAGAAGCTGTAGAAGAATACGTTGAGAGAGCTGTAGATAATGCTGACGTAGAAAACTATACACTTGCTGACGTTGTTACAGAAGTACAGTTTGAAACATTTTTAGATAATCCAATAGAAACTTTTGTAGATATAGATTTTGAAACAATAGAGATAGGAAACATAGGAGATGACATGACTCAAGACCAACGTGAAAAAGCTCAAGAAGTTGTAGTGCCAGTTATTCTGACTAGAATAGCTAGTATGGCGGCTTTTATGTTTAGGAGAAGTTTATGATAAAAAAACTATGGTCATGGATAGTGACTGCAATTAAAGAAACATTAAACCTAAGTTGGACTTTGGTTGGTTTAGTTATTGCAACGCTGACACTAACAGGGTCTGCACAGCAGGTCACAGGATTAGCTACAGTAATTACACTAGCCATATGGCTATTAACTATTGGTTTTAGGAAAGGAGAATAACAATGGACAATTGTTGTGGTGGTGGATGTTGTGGCGGAAAGTAAGTGCTATACTTATACTAATGAGAATGGAACACATATAAGCGTGTGTCACTGTAAATATGGAGGTATAGGTGAAACTCACAGTTGTTAGAACACAATTTGGTACAGATGCTACCAACGGATTGCTGTTTATAGATGGTTTATTTGAATGTTATACATTGGAAGACCAGTATCAAGCAGTAAAAGTAATGCATGAAACATGCATACCAGAAGGAACTTACGATATAGAACTTAGAAAGACAGGTGGATTCCATGCTAAGTATTCAGAAAGATATAAGAATGCACACTATGGAATGTTACACATACAAGATGTACCTAACTTTACGTATATCTTAATTCATACAGGGAACACTGATGAACATACATCAGGTTGTTTAATTGTAGGAGAAACACAACAGGACTTAGAAATATCTAAAGATGGTTTTATAGGTTCTAGTACTGTAGCTTACAAAAAGATGTATGCAAAAGTTGCTAATCAATTACTGCAGGGTAAAAAAGTTACAATAGAATATACAACTATTAATAACTTATTAGAAAACAAACCTACTGTTGATAATAAAGCTAAAGACCATACTGTCTTAGCTAGCACAGTGTTTGAAAAACTACAAGAAATCAATGGCAATGTTATTAAAACTAACGCTATGTTGAAAGGTAGATTGATACAATGAGCTTGTTTGAGAAATCAAAGAGAAGAAGAAACCGAGACGGCACATTCAAGAAGGATGTGGGGTGGACTCCTTGGTCTGAATCATGGGAGTATAAGATGAGTGAAGACTTAAAAGATATGTTAGAGCGTACTGCTTGGACATTCATTGAAGCCTTTATTGGTGCTTTAACAGTAGCTCCACTAGTTGGTGTAGATGCTGAAGTACTTCAGTTAGCTGCATTAGCAGGTGGTGGTGCTGCACTCGCTGTTGTGAAGACATATGCTAAGTCC